CTAATTTTACTACAGGCACTACTATCGTTTCAATAGATAGTGATACGCAAGTAACCATGAGTTCTGCTTCACTTAACTCTATAGTAAATATTGCTCAAACAATAAATTTTGCATTCTTGGCTAACACGGTAGTAGATATTTTAGAAGGGCATCACAATCAAGATTCTACAAGAGAAACTACCAAACTTACTCATGAATTGAATCTATTAAATGGTGGACACTTACATGGTGGTAAAAATATATCTTTGATTCACCCTGTATTACAATCATCAAACGCTCATAATATTACTAGCGTTTTGAATTACAGAATGTTAGGAGAACAGCCATTTCACGAAGTTGGTAGTAATAGGGCTAGGAACTTTGTTACGGGTGAAACTAAGTTAGACGAAATGGGAACATATCAATCTAATTTTGGTGCTTCTAATTATAGAATGACAAACTTAGAAAAAGGAAATTATAGTCAAACTAAGCATTTATTTTTTAACACAGAAGACATCAAATTCTATGAAGAAGTCGCTAGTAAAATAAAATATTATGCTAGCGCATATAGATATAATGTGGGGTATTATACAGATGGTTTCTTACAAAATAACATTATAGGAACTGATATTTGTGGTATGAATATTATAGGTCAAGGGGAAATAGATACTTTTAGTGGTAGTGCTTATGTAGAGGCAACAAAGATAGGAACGGTAATTACTACGAATACACACAACCCAAGTGTATTCAGATTGGGTCAAAAAATCGTTGCGTCAGGTATTCCTGATAATACCTTTGTTGGTAATATAATAAACATAGGCACTACAGCAACTACGGCTAGAGAAATTAGACTTACTGATTTAGATGGAACTGCTGTAAATGCTACGGCTAATGCAACTAATATTAATGCAAAGTTTTTCGATTATGATAATAAAAGATTGATTGAATCAAGAGGCTTTTTACCTAGTATTGGAGATAAATTTTACAACCCTAATACCTTAGAAACTAAAAGCGCAGACCCCTATGAAATAGAAAGATACCAAGAAGGAGGTATGCTTTCTATTATGTTTACTCCATTTCCTTCAGTTCGAATGTTTGACGGTAATGGAATTGGCACAGAAGCCAAGTTAAGAGCCGCACACCAATTCAAAGATAAATTTGAACATATAGACCCTAAGATTGCTAGAATGTTTTTGTTTAGTAATAGCGATTTATTGCCTTATTCTTCTACAAGAAAAGACAGTTTGTTAAATGTAACTAAGAATAGAGAAGTGACAAACTATTCTTTACTAACACTAAGAGAATTGACAACAAGACAACACTCCGACATTAAAGAAGCAGTAAAGGGAACGACACAAACAATAAGTTCGTTTGACGATTCTTATGTAAGTCACAATATAGTTTCAGTAAATGACGGTAAAAAAATAAATGAGTTGAGAAGGTTTAGCCTAATGAGACTGACGGAAATTGTAGTTGATTGCTTTTATAATCAATTTGACCCCGAAAATGTGCCAAGTAATGATAAAAATATAGGAACAATAGCGTTTTATCCTCGATATGTTTTTTCAAATATAACTAATTCTGCGGCTAATAATATAGCAATAGGTTCTGTAAGTGGCACAACAATCAATACTGTTAGAGCAGATACAGGTGCGGCTACTTCTGCCAATAATCTAGCACAGAACGATATACTTGTTGATAGAGCAGGTAGATTTATTGGAGTGGTAGATAGTGTCGGAACAAACACAATAACTACATTTTTGCCCGCAAGGAAGACAGACTTAGCAACTGATTCTTCTGCCGACCACTATTCTCCTAGATTAAATCAAAGGGATGGTAGTTCTCCTGACGGCTCTTATATGGAACTGTTTAAGATAGATTTTGAAACTCAACAGACTTCTAGTTCTAGTAATACAGGGCTTGCTTCAATAAGGGGATATAATACTGAAAATGACTTTATTGAATCAGATGGTAATATAAATTTGCTACAAGGAGCGATAATGCGTGGCTTGGCTGACGACGCAACTGGATTTCCAAATACTTATGTTTCTACAACTGCGAATAGGGGCAATGCTGATAGGGGCTATGGCGGTAATAGTGCTACACACACAGATACTACTTTTGCTACGAGGAAAGGAGTTGCCGCAATAGCGGGTTCTGTAACGAGTTTAACAGAAGATTGTAGTATGTTTTTGCCATTTGCTTTATCCGACTCGACTACAGCGCATTCCGCTTATTATTCATTCTTAACCACAGTAATAAAAGGGTCAATGCCGAGTGCCGATAGTGGTTTTTTAACACATCAAATTTTTCCAATTTTAGGAAAACATTGCTATCAAGGTGATGATGTCACATCCTCACAACGAGGATTTACCGGAGCAGATTTATTTAATACTTATACTAACTTCCAAGATTCAGTAAACAAAAACTCTCACAGGATGCTACAAAACCATATACCTGTTATATTTGATAGATACAACATAACAGGAGGAAGTGGTGCAAAAGCAGATATTGGTATGGCTTTACCTAAGATACATAATACTAGAGGAGTAAATGTAGACGGCTCAAACGATAAAGAAATAAGATTCGGGCTAGTAAATGCCACCATAAATAAGACTAGTTTCAATAAAGAACCCGCAGGTTTCGCAACTAAAGTTCTTAGCACAGATTCTACGATAGGTGCTAACGCTCCAACTTATGAAAATGATGCTGATGGTGTCTTTGCCGGATTCAAACCCACCTTAAAGATAGATGTTGGATATACAATAACCGGCACATTTAATACAAATTCTTCTACACATGGTAGATTTATTGCTGACAACGATGATATTGCGGAACACTATAGTATAGGGGCTACTTCCAATATATGTTCCTTCTATATAGATAGTGAGAAAGTTCCTAAATTTACTAGAGGTTATGAAAGAATTTCCGGTTCTCCTGATGAATATAAGATGACAGCGAATGCCACAAGCGCAGGACAGGATACTTCTGTTAGAATAAGTAGATGTAGAGTTGGGGCTGATACTGCTACTAATGGAACAACAGTTACAACTTTAGCCTTTACTGATTATATGGTGATACAGGCCGAGACTCAAAGAGATGAGTTTGATGGTAGATTCAATACGGATAATATGCATTGGTTAAGTTTTGTTGATTTAACAGGTTGTTATTTAGTATCGGAGGATGTAAAAACATTCAATGCTCTTGACGATACAGTTCAAGACTATTCTACAGCAGGAACTAAAGGAATAGGCGGGTCACACGGAGTCGGTAGCGGAGAAAACGGGGAAAGGCATTCAATTAACAACGGAACACCAAATCATATTTTATATGTAATTTCTCATGAGATAGATACCACAAGGCCGGATAGAACGCACATACTAACAGTTAGTGGTGATTTTCCTAGTGCGGCTTCTAGCGCAACTCACTTTTCACGATTTAAAAACTTTAGAATAATGCAACCTAACCATACTTGTTTCTATGATTTTAGCCCAAATAAAATAACAATAAATCAACTATCTTCTAAATACACTAAAAAACCAAAAGAAGATGTTATGTATAGTAATATCAATAATTATCTATACAAAGATAAACTTGGTAGCAAGGCAGACGAAGGAAATAATGAAGCAGTATTATCAATGTATGTTGTAGTAGACCCCGATGGACAAAGCGCAGATGGTAATTTAGTTGTTCAAGACCCACTTAATCTAAGAGGAAATATTTTCCGTAGCGGTAAAGTCAAAATGAATATTAGTGATGGAGATAATAATAATTTTACAAACTTAGACTTTATTGATGATGGGAATGAAATAGGTTTCCACATAGAACTAGAAGAACAAAAAGAAATGTTAGGTGTAGTTTCTGTTTCAGAAACTATGGAAATTTTAGTTAATGGAGAAAGCACAGACTTTGGTAAAAGAGCAATGATAGGTTCTGTTGTTTCCGTTTGTCAAGATGCCGATAAACTAATCAATGAAATACTAGAGGAAAATGATGTTGAATTTAATTTAACTGAATCAACCTATCCTTATTTTGTTGCTCCTAATTATAGAGGAGTAGATTTATTTT